ACACTACCTAGTTCTTGGACAGCTTCAGCTACAAACGATGCAGGTTCAGCAACAGTAGGAGATGCAGGTGAATTTATTGTAGATGGATTTCCATTAAAACAATCTTTTATAATATATAAAGAAAACAGCACTTACATAATGACTTTTACTGGTGGTAACTTAGTATTTGATATTAAGAAGTTATTTGATGATTCAGGAGCTTTATCAAGAAACTGTGTAGCAGAATTTAATGGTAGACATTTTGTTGTAACTAATGGTGATTTAATTGTCCATAATGGAGTATCTAAAGAGTCAGTTGCAAGTACAATCGTTAAAAGAACTTTATTTGAAGAAATTGACAGTACTAATTATGCTAATATATTTGTAACCCATAATACACAAAAGAATGAAATATGGGTATCTTACCCAACAGTAGGTTCAACTTATTGTAACAAAGCATTAATTTATAATTATCAACTTAACGCTTTTAGCTTTAGAGATTTACCTAATATTTTACATATAGCTTTAGGAATAGTAAATCCTGGAACATCGGCAGTTGTATGGTCTGGGCAATCACAAAGCTGGATAGCGTATAGCACTACTGAGAACTGGGGGCAAAGAAACTTTAACCCAACAGAAACTAGCATTTTAATGTCTAGTACAGGAGATACTAAACTCTATAGAGGAGATAATGGTTTTGATTTTGCTGGAGATAACTTCACCATGATCTTGGAAAGAAAAGGATTAACCCTTGATGGTAATACTAATACAGTAAAACAAGTAAGAAAGATTACCCCAAGGTTTTCTAGCACAGGAACTGCTGAAGTATTTGTAGGAAGTTCTATGACCCCTGATGGTACATATACTTACAAAACACAGCAAACCATAAATCCTGACACACAAAACAAGGTAGATGCTAGAGCCACAGGTAAATATATAGCTATTAAGTTTCAAAATACTACAGCTACAACTTTTGAATTAAACGGATATGATATAGAATATGAGGTAATAGGAGAAAGATAATGGGGATAATGGATTTTTTGATATCTCAAAACATTCCTAGTTTGATTGGTAATATGTCTGACTTTCAAAGAGCAATAAATCCTAATAGTCCTGTTTTAATGAACGAGCAAGGAATACCTAGAACAACAGAAACAGCAACTTATATTAATCCAATGCCAACACCTTTTACTATGTCAGACCAGTTTATGTTAGCACCTACCATAACAATGAGAGATAAAATATTACAAAAAATAAGTGATGATGAAGCATTAGATACAGCTTTAAAAAGAGGTGCTTATAGAGGTTTTATTCCTTTACCTGGAATATTAACACCACAAGGAGTGCAAGAAACAGAATATAGTAAAAAGCTACCAGGTTTAATATCAGATTACATAGCGACACAAAGAGGGCTAAGATAAATGTCACAAGCACCTAAATATACGCCTAATCCAGTACCTGATAATCCTAAAGATTTACCCCAATATTTATTACAAGAATTTCAGAAAATACAAGCAGCTTTAGAAGAAAACCCTACTAGCTTTATAGAGGTTAAAAATGTAGCTCCAAGTAGAATAAAACAAGGTGATATAGTGTACGGAGATGGTACAAACTTTAATCCAGGAGCTGGGGAAGGAGTTTACTTTAGAAATGCAGCAGGAAACTGGGTGAAACTAGGGTGAATTTATATATATCAGGCATACCATCAGAAAGACTTAATGAGGTTTGGGAAGACTGCGAACCTTACATAGCTATGGGAAACGGAAAAAGTAGAGATGAAATGTCTGTTGAAGATATCTACAAAAGATTATCAGAAGCTCGTATGCAACTTTGGTTAGTTTTTAACGAAGATAAAGACATAATATCAGTTTTAACTACAGAAATCATAGACTACCCAAGAAAAACTGTATGTAGAATAGTTACTTTAGGAGGTAAAGATTTAGACATATGGGTGCAAGATTGGTTAGAAACGATAGAAGCATGGGCATTAGAAAATGACTGTGTGGCTATGGAAACAGTTTGTCGGAAAGGATTTATAAAGAAATTAGAGAGATTTGGGTATGAAAACGCATACACAGTTCTCGTAAAAGAACTCACAACAATACATTAGAGGTACATTATGAGTAAAGGAAGTGGTGGAAGCCAAACACAAACAGTAAAACAAGAGCCATACATAGGGCAACAACCCTATCTATTGGATTTATATTCAAAAGCACAAGCTTTACCAACTCAACAGTTTTTTCCAGGGCAAACTTTTGCTTCGCCTAGTGATTTAACTTTTCAAGCAGAACAACTTGCACAACAAGCAGCTTTAGGGCCACAAAGCACTATAGCTGGTTCTATAATTCCTTCTTTAGAAGAACAGTTAATGAGCCCAGCACAAAGATTCTCTGATCCTCTATTACAAGAATCTTTAAGAGCAGGTTTAAGACCGATGGAAGAAAGTGCTTCAAGACTACTTCAACAAGCTCGTAGAGATGCTACAGGAGCAGGACAACTTGGTGGAACTCGACAAGGCATACTAGAATCTGAAGTCATAAAAGATTTATTAACTAAACAATCAGATGTTGCATCTAGGTTATATGGTGATGTTTATGGGCAAACTTTAACTGCACAAGGTAGAGCATTAGGGTTAGCTCCAAGTGCTATGTCTAGTTTAATGCAACCATCAGCTAGTTTATCTAATATTGCAGCAGCTCAAACAGCAAGAGCACAGCAACCTATTACAGAAGCTATGCAAAGATTTGCATTTGAACAAGCAGCTCCAGGTGAAGCATTAAATCAATATGCTAATATTGCAGCAGGTACTATATTGCCAGGAACACAAACAACTACAGGGCCAGGAACATCAGGGCCAGGTGGTTTAGCTGGTGCATTAGGTGGTGCAGGGCTAACAAGTGCTTTATTACCTGAAGCTATGAGTGGGGCAATGTTAGGTGGAGCAGGGTCAACAGGATTAATGGCAATGAACCCTTACATATTAGGTGGTGCATTACTAGGAGGGTTATTCAAATAATGGGTAATATAATGAATATGTTAGGTTTAGGCATGGATATGGGAGTTAATTTTGACAATCTTTCTATGGATCAAAAAAGAATGGAATTAGGAAATATGTTTGATCCTATGGAAGCAGGTCGTGAAAGGTTAAGAGCCATGACAGCACCTACAGCATCAACAGCAACAGGTATGAATCCTATGATGTTACAAACATTAATGCAAGGTTTGTTAAGTCAACCTGAACAACCACAAATGCCTGTAATGCCTATGCAACAAGCAGCAAGAGGTATTCAGTTACCACAAGTAAATTTACAACAGTATTATGGAGGACTTTTATAATGGCTAGTATATTTGATGATATAGGAAAAATAGGCCTAGATGGAAAACAAATAACATTTCTTGATGCTATGCAAGGTAGAGGTTTACCTCAATACAGTAGCAATCCTTTTAATGTCCCAACCCCTACAGGAATAAATTATAATGATTTAACACAACAATTAAGTAATCAACCAATTAATAGAGCAGGTTTAATATCTAATGCTAACGCAGGATCATCAATGCCTGTAATGCAAACAAATACACAAATTCCAACGCAACAACCTACAAGTTCAAATATATTTGGAGATGTTTTAGGTACTGTATTTCCAGGAATAGATCAAAGTAATAAACAGTTAATTAATGCAGCTATACTACAAGGTAGTTTAGAATTACTAAAACCTAAACAACCTGGCGAAAACTTAGCAGGTCAATTTGGTAGAGCAATAAGTGCAGGACAAAAAGTAGGCACAGATTTAGAAAAACAAGCATTAGAAAAACTTGTTACTCAATTTGGTTTGCAAAAAACTGCTGCTGAAATACAAGAATTACAAAAAACAAAACCAGGAAAACAAGTCAGTGTTACTAAAGAAAAAAGAGAATTATTTGAAAAAGTAATAGATACTGTATATGACACAGACCCTAGTTTCAAAACGACTGTTGATTTAATAAAAGAAAAGGTTGGAACAGATATAAGTTCTAACTTAGGAGATGAACAAAGAAGGGCTATAGAACTAGAAGCTATGTCTATTAATGCTTCTACAGGTCTAGGAGCTGTTGAGTCTACAAAAATAGCAGCTCAAAACTTTTTAACAGGACAAAAATCTATACCAACTGTATCAGGAGAAGATAGATTTGCAGGTAGAACAATTAAAGAGAAAAAATAAATGGCAGAAAACCAAGTTTTAACATTAGAAGATATACAAAACTCACCAACACTTCGTGAACTTGGTGTATTACCTGGAGATGAATTATCAGGAGAAAACCTAATAAGGAACTTTTCTTCTGAAGAAGATAGAGTTGATTTAGGTGAAAAATTAACAGAGCAAGATATATTTTCTTCCCCTACATTACAAAATATTAATGCAAAACCAGGTGATAGAATTGTTGATGATGAATTAATAAGATCAGAAACAGACAGCACCTTTACTCAATTTATGTATGGAGTAGACAAAGAAAATAATTTTGTCGGTTATGTAAGTGATGTGCTTGAAAGAAATATACCTTTAGGTCAAGTCAGTATTAGTTTAGACAAAGGTTTTCAATATCATACTCCTGAAGCTGTTTATGGAGAAGGTTTTGATGAAGCGAGTATACAAGAAAGAAAAAACATGATTCTTCGTAAAAGAGAAAGAGATTTGATGGAAGAATATGGCCCATACTTTGATCCTGATGGAGGTACAGCACAATCAATAGGAGAGATAGTTGGTAGTATAGCAGACCCCACAACTTTATTACCTATTGGACAAACAGTAAAAGCAGCAGGAGCTTTGTCTGCTCTTTATGGTGGTGGTTTTAGTGTTGCACAAGATTTAGCACAACAAGGAGAAATAGACCCAGGTAAAGCTGCATTATATGCAGGTCTTGGTGGAGTTGCTGGTGCAGGGCTAACTGTAATTGGTAAGGCTATTAAACCCTCTACTTTAGAGAAAAAAGCAACTAACCTTGTAAAACAAGCAGAAAAAGATATTAACACAGAAATAGCTTACGGAATGACTCCAAAATCAGCACAAGAAATGATTGAAAAAGAATATCCTCAACTTGCAGAAGCATTACAAATATCAGGTAGCAAATTAAAAATAGCACCAACTAAATCTGCTGCTGAAAAATCAATAAATCATACACTAGCAAATGATAGTGCTGTAGGCAGAGTATTAAATCCATATTTAGATAAATACTTAGGTGTTTTATCAACTAGAATAGGCAATATATCACAACCTATTCTTCGCAGAATGAGAAGATTTGAATACGATGTTCATGCAAATACAGCAAATAAAATAACAGAAATAACTCCTTTTATAAAAGGTATGACAGATTTAAAAAAGACAAATAAAGTAGCTTATAATGCTGTAGCTAAAGCCTTGTATAATGGTAATTTTGAAACAGCTACAAAAACAATGCCTGAGTCTTTAAAAAAAGAATTTACTAAAGTAGATGGTATTAAAGATGCTTTAAATAAAATGTATAATGATTTAGGCGACAGTGGGTTAGTTTTTCAAAAATTAGAAGATTATTTTCCAAGAACAGTTAAAGATTATGATGGTTTAATGAAAGATATTAGTGGTGCTCAAAAAACACAAATTCAAAAAATGCAAGATGAATATGCAAAAAGAAAAGGTAAGATAGGTGCTGCTGAATTAACAGACCAAGAAAAATCAGAAATAGCTAATCGTTATCTTAGAGGATATGGTTTAACAACGGACGGACTTCCAAAGTTTGCAAAAAAAAGAAAACTTGACAATTTAACAGATGAACAAATAGAAAAGTTCTATGTTTCTCCTGAAGAATCATTAAGTTTGTATTTTAGAAATGCCATTAATACTGTTGAAAGAAATAAATTTTTTGGTCGTAATTTAGTAAAAGCAAAAGGCGACATAGATATAGATGATTCTGTTGGTAAACTGCTTAAAGATGATGATTCTCTATCTCCTGAGCAAGTAGATGAATTATCAGGTTTAATTAAAAGTAGATTTATGGGTGGGGAGCAATCTACAGGAACAGTTATTGGAACAATAAAGGATTTAGGATATATGGGAACTATAGCTAATCCAATATCTGCAATAGTCCAACTTGGTGATCTTGGTGTTTCAGGAGCATTAAATGGATTTAGAAATACTTTTGCAGCTATGTTTAAAACTAAAGATATAGGTTTAATTGATGTTGGTATAAACAATGCTATGCAAGAAATAGCAGATGGAGGAACTAAATGGAGTTCAAGAACATTAAATAAATTATTTGATATATCAGGATTTAGAAAATTAGACCAATTAGGTAAAGAAACTTTTATGAACGCAGCTTTTAAAAAAGCTATTAATCAAGTTAAGACACCAGCAGGTGAAAGAGCTTTTAAAAGAAAATGGGGTCAATTTTATAAAGATGATATTTTTGCAATTATAGATGATTTAAAAGCCTATGATCCAAAAAGCAAAGGTGGACAAGGAATAACTGACAATATTAAATTTCATGCCTTTAATGAACTATCAGGCATACAACCTATTTCTATGTTAGAAATGCCACAACCTTATCTTGATAATCCAAACATTGGTCGTATATCTTATATGCTTAAATCTTTTATGATAAAACAACTTGATGTTGCAAGAAGGGGAGTTATACAAGAATATAAAAAAGGAAATAAAAAGACAGCAATTAAAAATGCAACAGTATTGGCAGGTTATTTATCTGCTGCCAATGTAGGAACAAGATTAACTAGAGATCTTTTATTAGGTAGAGATATTGAACCTGAACAAATCCCAACACAAGCTATGTGGGCATTAACTGGTGTTTATGGTATAGATAAATACAGTACCGAAAGATATTTAGAAAAAGGAAAACTTACTGAATATGCAGTTAATTTTATAAGACCTGCAACACCAATTATAGATGAAGCTTTTAAAACAGGTATAAAAGGTCTTGATGCTCTGTATGGAGAAGATGTAGATTTTAAACCTGCTTTTAAAGCAATACCATTAGTTGGCCCATTAGCTTATAACTGGTTTGGTGGTGGTGCAGAAAAATATAACGAAAGATTGGAGAAAGAATCAGAATGATACCAATGGAACTTATATCAATGCTTGGCTCTACCTTACTTGGGGGTGCTATGAGTATACTATCCCAACGAGGACAAGCAGAAGCTGAGAAGCAGAAGATGTTAATGCAACGAGCAGGATTTGCAGCTAAACAGACTGATAAGGCTCGTGATGTTAAAGACCCACACACTATGCACACTAGAAGATGGATTGCATTAATGTGTGTATTTTCTATTATAGTTGTACCTATAGTTGCCCCAATTATTACTGATGTAAATGTAGTCTATCAAATTATAACTGAACAAGACTCAGGTTGGTGGATATTTGGTTCAAGCTATGAAACTTCAACATGGAGAGAAGGCAACGCAATCTTTATAACTAACCTGCAATCACACACAATTTTTTCAATTATTGGATTATATTTTGGTGGTTCTTTAACTAGGAAGTAAAATGGTAGCTAAAAAATATCAAAGTAAAACTGGTGGTTTAAACGCTGCTGGTAGAAAATATTTTAACAATAAAGATGGGAGCAATCTTAAAGCTCCAGTAACAGGCAAAGCCCCTAAAGGTTCAAAAGCAGCAGGAAGAAAAGCTAGTTTTTGTGCAAGAATGGGTGGTGTTAAAGGCCCAATGAAAGATTCTAAAGGAAGACCAACAAGAAAAGCCTTAGCATTGAGGAAATGGAAATGCAGAAAGTCATAGCCAAGCAATGCTTATGGGTAATGCTAATTCTAATATTAGTCTATGGTATAACTGATGCTATTGGTGATGTAACAAGTTCAGGAGCTACAACTAATACACAATCTAATAATGCAGGATCTAACACAGCAATCACAGGTGGGTATGAGTCAGCAACTACATACCAATCAGGTTCTAGTTCTAACAGTACAACGAATAATGAAACCAATAACAGCACAAATACTAAAACTGCTGTAAACCCCTCTAATGCCCCTGCTATGAGTGTTTATGGTCAAGATAGTTGTGTTATACCATTAGCAGCAGGAATTACTGTAATCGGTTTCTCAGGAACATTTGGGAGCTATTATGTAGACCCTAACTGTGAACGAAGAAAGTCGGTAGCAGTATTATCTAAATTAGGCATGAAAGTCGCAGCAATATCATTGATGTGCCAAGATGAGAATGTATGGTTAGCCATGGCTTCAAGTTCTACATATTGCCCTATAGATGGTTTAATCGGAAAACAAGCTCAGAAAAGATGGGAAGAAGTTGGTGGATTTCACAGAACAAAACAAAAAGCATATAACGATAAAACGAGTATGACTTGGAATGATTAGAGCAATGTTATTTAGTTTAATATTATCAAGCTGTGCTACTACACACTCAGTTACATTAGGTGAGATGAAAGTCTACGGAGCTAATGAGATATGGATTTACGAGCCTGTAAGAGAATGAGATATTTAATACCCCTACTATTTCCTATAACTTTGTTTGCAGAAACTAC